CGAGGAACCGGGCCACCGTCGCGGAGGCCGGGACCGGATAGATGTCCCGGATGCCCCAGGCGCCCTGTCGGCGGCGCAGCTCTGCCAGCAGGCGCTCGTAGCATTGCCGCACCGTGAGCTTGAGGTCGACGTAGGCATGGGCGAGATCGAGCGCGGCCCAATCTTCAATGGCGGTGAGATCACCGGGAGCCGGGCCGGGCTTGCGGTCGAGCAGGGTGCGGGGGTCGCCGAGCGGATTCGCCGGCGAAACGCTGGCGCGGTATTTGGCCAGCCAGCGCTCGACCGACCGCCCCGAAACTTGGTAGCGCGCCGCCAGCTCGTAGACGAAATCGCGTTTGCGCGCGAAGCCTTGCGCGCGCCAGTTGCCGTTGAGCGTCTCCTGGCAGAGCGCCATGCGGCGGCTCACAACCTCTTTCTGCTCCATCGGAATCGAGAGTGCGGCAATACAGTCGGGCAGGAAGAGATCCTTCTGCGACGGGCCTTCGGATTGACAGGGACCGCTCCCTTGCGGTCGCGGCTCGGATGGTCGCGGCTCGGATGGGCGCGGCTCGGACGCAGACGGCGAAGGGATGCTGGCGAGGCCGCGCTGCAAGCGACGTTGGCGGGCGCGCAGCGAGAGCGATGCGGGATCAATCGAGCCGGCCCCGGGGGCTTCTTCCGGCAGGCGGCGCAGCTCGCCGGATTCCAGGCGGCGGAAGAAGGTGCGCGACGAGATGGCTTCGAACTCCATGACTTCCTCGTCAGTGAGGATGCCGGTCATCGAGCAACCCTCCTGCGGCGGGACCACGAATTCTTCATTGCCGCGCGCCGCTTGGCGCGCACCTCGGGATTCGCCCAGGCCGCCTTTTGCGCGGCCCGCAGCTTGGCGCGCGCCTCGGGACGATTCATCGCCGCGCGCCGCTTGGCGCGCACCTCGGGATTCGCCCAGACTGCCTTCATCGCCGCGCGCCGCTTGGCGCGCATCTCGGGATTCGCCCAGACTGCCTTCATCGCCGCCCGCAGCTTGGCGCGCGCCTCGGGACGATTCATCGCCGCGCGCCGCTTGGCGCGCACCTCGGGATTCGCCCAGGCCGCCTTTTGCGCGGCCCGCAGCTTGGCGCGCACCTCGGGACGATTCATCGCCGCGCGCCGCTTGGCGCGCGCCTCGGGATTCGCCCAGGATGCCTTCATCGCCGCGCGCCGCTTGGCGCGCGCCTCGGGATTCGCCCAGACTGCCTTCATCGCCGCGCGCCGCTTGGCGCGCGCCTCGGGATTCGCCCAGGCCGCCTTTTGCGCGGCCCGCCGCTTGGCGCGCACCTCGGGATTCGCCCAGGATGCCTTCATCGCCGCCCGCCGCTTGGCGCGCGCCTCGGGATTCGCCCAGGATGCCTTCATCGCCGCCCGCCGCTCGCGGAGTTCATCTTCCATGCCCGATTTGCCGCTAAAACAACCGCGGCACATGGGCTCGTCCGCAACCACGACACTGGCTGGCACGCGCCGTGCCCAGCGCTCCCAGTGGGGCTGGCAGATTGTGGCGGAATGGAGTGCGGTAGAACTCATTTGCGTGTGGCCTCCGACGCTGAAGCTCTGGAGGCCGGGGCCTCCGGGCGGCGCTCGGCCTTGCGGAAGTAGATGCGCTTGAACTGCTCGACCGCCACATCGAATTGCTCCTCGGTCTCCGGGAAGGTGATCTGGGCGATGTGGGCGCGGCCCTTGATGATTCGTAATCTCAAATGCGGCTTCGCCAGCGGCTTTCTACCCACGGGCGGCTCCTTTCGCGGAGCCCGCAGAACTCGAAAGGATGCGGGCTTTGAGCACCGCTTTCTCATCGGTGTTCAAATCTTCGTTCAGCGAGAGCTTGCCATAGGCCAGCAGGTCGGCATCCTGCTGCGTTGGGCGCGGCAGGCCGAGCGCGTCGGTGACGACATATAGTAATGACCAGTCCTCGGTCTCGGCGGTCCAGGCCGCCACCCACTCGGCCGGGAAGCGGTGCGGGTGCGACTCGGCCACGAAGTCCCGCAGCATGGTTTCAGTGATGCGGGCCCCCACGCGGGCGGAGAGGCCCTGAGCGACCTGATCCGCAGATTTCTCAGATTGGCGCAGAGTCTCCTTGAGGGCGGCCCGAACCTGGCCGGGGATGCCAACTGAGGCTTGCTGCTGCGCCGAATCTTTCTGCGTCGCTGGCATTGCGTTCCCTTCCCTGCTGCGGCAGCCTGATCTCAGGTCGCCTCTCCCTGTTTGGCAGTTCGACCAGGCTCACTACCCTTCGCATCGTCCTGAGCCTGCCGAAGGGCCTCCAGCCGTTTTTGAATCGCGGCCAGGAGCGCTTCCCAAACCCGGTCGGACTTGGAGTTGCGATGGACCACTTTGCAAACGTGGCTGCGCGAAACTTCCATTTGCCTCGCGACCTCGACTTCTATCCCCGGAAACTGCCGCAGAAAGCGGACACGGTCGCGCTTGTTTGTGGGGATGCATATGGCTCTCCGACGCTCCACGATATTCTCGGCGGCGGCAATCAGGTACGCGAGATTGAATTCGCTGTTTGGCATCAGGTTATCTTTGCTAATTGGCCCTGGATGTACTTTCGGAGGCCCCCATGAATCCTTCGCGAAACAGCCTCGCCATGAAATACCCGGCTAGCGGTGCTGCGGTTGACGTGATACCGGCGGGCCACAATGGAAAGCAAGCCCGGAAACCGCCGGAGAAGCTGCTCCCGCTCTCTCCGTCTGCCGGGGATCGTGTTAATCTCAGCGTTGCATTGTTGGGACAACATGATGCGGAGAGTGTACGCGGAGACTCTCCGCGTTGTCAAGAGGTCTTTTTGGAAATTATTACAGCACTCAAATTGCTTCGAAAAAAGCGCGGTTGGACATCGGAGGAATCAATGGCCCGAGCTTTGGGCCTCACTTACGCAGCGGTTTCGGCATGGCATCGAGGCCGTAACCGGCCCCACCCGGCGATGCTCGATAAACTGGCGGGAATTTGTTCCGGTGACCTCGCGGAATTCTTCCGGCGGGAGTCGGGCCTGCCTTCGAACGAATCCTTCAAGCCGCGGGCATACAATATCCTGGTGCGGGCGGCGGACATGCTCCTGGAAGCGGCGGAGCGAGGCAACGGAGCGGCGATGCAGTATCTGGAGCATTACGCGGATGAGATGAACAAGCGGGCGGTGGAGGTGGGGACGCTACCAGCGGAAGCGAATAAGCAACAGCAGGTCCCTCGTCGTCCCGCAAAGGCGGCGGGCCTCGCTGGGGATGACAAGATAAAGGCAAGGAGGAAGCGATGATGGACGAAATCCCGGCGATAGTTTGGATTTTCCCGCTGCTGATTGCGCTGGCGGTGGCGCGCTGGTGGTCGGGGCGAAGGGGGAAGTGATGCTCTGGAAGATTCAGCCCGGCACAGAATATTACGATATCGAGTTGCGGTTTACAGATGCCGAGCCGATGCCGGATGGCTTGATCGACGCAGTGATCAGCATTTCGATACCGGCGGGCATCGCGGCGAGGATGACGATTGCGGAAATCGAAGATGCGGCCATGCGGCGTTGGGAAACGATCAAAGCGCGGCTTTAGTTGCGCAGTATTTTGCTGCCGATGCCGCCCCGCCCCACTTCCACAGCAAGGGCTTTTCCCAGGGCTTCCGGGTAATCCTTCAGCTTGGCCAGGATGCGCGGAGCAAGTTGTTCTGCCAGGGCATCCAACTCTTCTTCGGTTAGCTCTTTCACGCCTCTGAGCATAGCGCAGTTCCCGCCCGACTGATCCTTCCACGAATTAAAACGTGCCCAAATGAGGCTTGCGTTTTGGTATGCGTTGTAGCTGACACGCATGACTGAGACCAAGCAATTCCCCATCGGGGCCGCCCTTCGACAAGCTCAGGACAGGCTTGCGACACCTGCCCAACCGCCAAATCCAAATGCGGCCCCTTTCTCCACAAACAAGCCACCGCTTACTTCCGTGCGCGGCTCGGGGCGCGGCGCCAATCCCGAATCGCGGCCGTCGCTTTTGAATCTGCATCAACTCGACCCGCGCGCTGAGGCACTGGCAATCGAATTGCTTCACCGCGCGACGCGCCATCTGGGCTTCGAAATGACTGTTGTGGATGTGCTGCGCACCCCGGCAGAGCAGGCGCGCAACATCAAGAACGGAGTTTCCTGGACCAGTAACTCATTGCACCTGCCACAACCCTGCTGCGGCAAATCCCACGCCATTGATCTAGCCCCCGGCCATTTGATGAAGCTCAAAAACTGGGCGCCCTGGCATCCCGACTGGACCAAGCTCGGCGAACTCGGTGAGTCGCTCGGATTCCGCTGGGGCGGGCGATGGAAAAAGAAACGCGACTGCCCGCATTTTGAGTGGCATGTGCCAAAGGAGTCAACAGCATGAGGACGTTTTTGCTGAGGCTGCTCAGGCTGCCGTGGAAAGCGCTCCTGAAAATCGCGGCGGAGGCCGCGCTCAAGACCGAACTCGGCGAGTTGACCCGCTCCATCGTCGCCGAGATCGAGATGATCTACGACGATCTGCCGGGCATCGAGAAACACAAGCTGGCGGTGGAGCGCATCACGGGCGAGGCGCAGAAGCTCGGCTGGGGCGCGCTGCGCGAGGCCGTGGTGAATTTGCTGATCGAGCTGGCAGTGTACTTGCGCAAGCAACTATTCAGCGACTCCGCCCGGAGTCCAGAGTCCCGGACAACGACTCCCGGAGGCGAAGCGTGAGCGAGCATAAAGGGCCGGAACTGGTAGGCGGCGTGATCAACGAAGCGCCGCGCCTGCCGGTCTACATCACGCCGGCCTCGGCGGTGAGAGGGGCGGGGGCTGGAGCGATTGCGGGCGCCGGCGTAACCGCGCTGATCTATACCCTGCTGCAAGGCCAGCCGCAGGTGGTGGCTCAACTCATTGGATGGGGACCGGGACTGCTGATCGTTGCCGGATTTCTGTGGCTGGCGAGCAGCTATGCGCCGCCATTTATCGATTCCCAGCGCGGCATCGCGCAGGGCATGGGGAGACTCGCCGACACGGTGGAGCGCACGGCGGGCAGCCAGCACGACCTGGTGCTGGCGATGCAGGTGAACTCCGACAAGTTGGAGCAAGTGCGCGATACGGTGGCGGAGTTGCAGTCGCAGGTGGTTGCGCATCTCGGACAGGAGAGACCATGACCCATTCGGCTAGGCTCAGGGTCATAGTGAGCGGGGTCGAACTATGAGTGCGGCGACAAAACACGATCTGCGGCGCGGCGAAATCGTCTGGGTGCTGAAGCAGGAGTACCCCAACCTGATCACCATCCGCCATCTGCAACTCACGCTGCGCGACCGGAATATTCCGCTGGGGATGCGGGACCTGGTGAGCTACCTGAGCTACCTGGAGGAGAACGGATTCATCCGCTGCGAGCGGCTCCGGGACGATGAACAGTCGCGAGAACCAGCTCACGCCCTGGTCGAACGACCCGGTCAGTGACCCGGTGGGTGAGGCGATCTACCTGCGGGACGATGACAGCGGCGAGCAGAAGATCATTGCGGCGTCGCTGACGGCGCGGGGGTTGCTGCTGGTGGACGGGAAGATCGAAGACGCTGGAGTGAGGTTGTAATTGAGTGCAACGGCGCACGCATTTCGCTGCCGAGAAGTTGAGCCTGGCAGGGCTCACCATCGTGCATCGCGGGCGGCGCGAGAACTGGACCATTGCCAAAATCCAGGCGGAGCTCCAGGCCGCCACCAGGGAGCGCGTGGCGCGCTCGTCGCTCTCACGCTACCTGGCCAAATGCGCCATCGAGCAGCGCTCGCTCGAAGCGACTCAGGAGCAGGCCAATGCCATTGCGGCGCAGATGCAGGCTGGCGACATCACCGCCGTGGGCATGGGCAAGGCGCTCTTAACGCAGGCGCTCTCCGACGTGAAGGAGGCGCTGAAACGCTCCGACCCCATCGCGGCGACCTACGCGCTGACGGCGCTCGACCGCGTGGAGCTGAAGCGCATGGAGATTGAGCTGCGGCGGCGCGAGATCGAGTTCAACGAGCGCAAATTCGAGGCCATGCAGGAGAAGGACGCCAAGGTGAAAGCAGCGGCGGAAGGCTTGAAAGAAGTGATCGATAAGCAGCCCGGCGAGTGGACGCCGGCTGACCGGGAAAGAGTGTTGGAAGTTTATGGCCTCGCCACGCAATAAAGCGCTGGTGCCGCTCTATTCGTATCAGGAGCGCTGGGTGAAGGACCGCTCGCGGTTCAAGCTGGCGGTGAAGTCCACCCAGATCGGCTACTCCTTTGCGGCCTCGCTTGAAGCGGTGATTGAGGCGATGGGACAGAAATCGCTTTGGATCGTGCTGTCGCGCGGCGAGCGCCAATCGCTGGAATTCATGCAGAAAGTCCGCGACCACGTTCACGCCATGCGCATCGCCGAAGGGGAAGTCGAGACCAGCTTCTTCGAGCAGACGCAGCTCCTGCAGCACGAGGTGAAATTCCCGAATGGCTCCCGGATCATTGGCCTGCCGGCAAATCCGGACACCGCGCGCGGCTATACCGGGAACATGATCCTGGATGAGTTCGCCTTCCACCAGCAGGACAAAGCCATCTGGGCGGCGGCTTTCGGGCGGCTCTCGCGCGGCGGATTGAAGCTGCGCGTGATCTCGACCCCGAACGGCCAGCGCGGAAAGTATTTCGAGCTGGCCAAAGAACTGGGGCTGACGGGCGGCATGGCGCCTGATTCACAGCCCGTTCATGCCGGTGCGTGGAGCGGACATTGGTGCGACGTGGAGATGGCCGTGCGGGACGGCTGCCCCATTGAGATTTCCGAGCTGCGCCAGGCCATTGGCGATGAGGATGTCTGGCAGCAGGAATATGAGTGCGTGTTCCACTCCGACTCGGAGAATTACATCCCGCTGGAACTGATCGTCAGTTGTGAAAGCGCAGACGCCTCGAAAGATTTGCCTGTGGGTTGGGTGGCGCAGGGGCCATGCTACTGGGGCTTTGACGTGGGCCGCACGCGCGACCTCTCGGTGCTGACGCTGGTCGAGAAACTCGGCGATGTCTGCACCGTCCGGATGATGAAGGAGATGCCGAAGGCGCAGTTTGCGGCGCAGGAGAAAGCTATTGCGGACGTGGTGAACGCTCCGGAACTGAAAGCCCTGCGCGGCTGCATTGACGCTTCCGGCCTCGGGATGGACCTGGCGGAGCGGCTGGCTAATAAATTTGCCGGGCGGGTCGAGCCGGTGCAATTCACCATGCAGGTGAAGCAGGACCTGGCGGTGACCATGAAAAAGGCGTTCGAGGAGCGCACCATCCGCATCCCGGACGACCGGCTGCTGCGGCGCGACATCAACGCTGTGAAGAAGATCATCACCACGGCGGGGAATATCCGCTTCGACGCCGAGCGCACCGAAGCAGGCCATGCCGACCGCTTCTGGGCGCTGGCCCTGGCGCTGCATGCCGCCGACTCGGGCGTGGCGGCGGCGGAAGCGGGCACGGCGGCCACGGACGCGCGCGACGGCATTTGGGAACGCGGCGGCTACGGCGATGACCGGGAGTCGTTCTTCGACGCGGATCGCGAGCCGGTGGGCGTGGGACTTTTCGGCAGGTAGCAACGATGAGGTTGACGACACTCAACATCGGGTATCGGCCGGAGCGAGCGGCCCTTCGACTCGCTGCGCTCGCTCAGGACGATGGCGCGGAGATTCGCGCCATCGAGGCGGGAGTGCCGATCCTGTTCCCGAACCAAGGCGGGCCGGATGCCGGATACCGCAGGCTTTCGCAGTCCCCCAACGTGCGCGACTTGCTGGCGCCGCAGCAGGACCGTATGCAGCGCGTCGCCTATTACCTCTACGTCACCAACAATGTGGCCGCGCGGTGCGTCGAGATTTTGGTGGACTTCATTTGCGGCGAGGGCGTTAGCGTGGCCGCGGAAGAGCCCGCAGTGCAGGAAACGCTTGACGAGTTCTGGCACGATCCCTGGAACGATCTCGACAAATTCGTTCCGCAGATGGTGCAGGGGCAGTCGGTCTTCGGCGAGTCGCTGGTGCAGTGCTACACCAATCCGGTGAGCGGGCAGGTGCGCATCGCGGATACCGATCCGCTGTGGATTGACGCGGTCGAGTACTCGACGCTCGAAGGCGATCCCGGCCGCGCCACCGGCCCGGCGCTGGCGGTGGTGTTGAAGCGCGACTACCAAGAAAAGGAAGCCAAGCGGCTGCGCGTGGTGAGCCGCGACGAAGACCCCTTTTCACCGGAGTACGGAATGCTGCGCGGGGAATGTTTCTACTGGCCGCTGCGCAAGGCGCGCGCGGCTACGCGCGGCATCTCCGACCTGTTCAAAAGCTCCGACCTGGCGGGCGCGCTGGAGCAAATGATCTGGGCGGCGGTGCAGCATACCAAGCATCAGGGCGCGTTCATCTGGGACTTGTTATTGCGCGGCGCCACCCAGGAGCAGATTGACGACTGGCTCAAGAAAAACCCCGCGGGGCCTGCCGCCGCCGGGGTGCGCGTCCACAACGAGAACACGGAATGGAAAGCGGTCTCGCCGCAACTGGCCGCCTCCGAGCAGAACCGCATGGTGCAGACGGTGAAGTCGATGATCCTGGCGGGATTCGGTTTCCCGCCGCACTGGTTTGCCGAAGGCGGCGACGTGAACCGCGCGACGGCTTTAGAGATGGGCGATCCGGCGCTCAAGATGCTGACGCGGCGGCAGCGCGACGTGAAGTACCAGCTCGAAGAGATGCTGCGCTACGTGATCAGCGCCAAGATTGCCGCGGGCGCGCTGCCCGAGAATATCAACCAGGCCTTTGAAGTACAGATGCCGGAACTGTCGGTCAAAGACCAGGGGAAGATTGCGACGGCCTTGTCGCAGACGGTGAGCGCGCTATCGCTGGCGCGGGCCGAGGGCCTGGTGGACGAGGAGACCGCGGCGAACGCCCTGGCCATCCAGATCCAGCAGCTGGGCGTGGAAGCAGACCCCGCGGAGATGCTCCGCAAAGCGCGCGCGGAGAAAGAAGCGGAGCGGGCGCGGGATTACCGGAACCGCAACGACGAACCACCGCTCCCTGGCGGTCGCGGCTCTGATCTGGAAACCGAGCCGCGCGCGTTGGAGGCTGAGTCCGGGGAGGAAAACGGGCGGTGGGTGACCATCAACGGGACATCCGTGTTCATCGACGATTCCGGGAATATCACCAAAGGGCCAGCGGAGTTCGTCGGCAAGAAGCCTGCAGATATTGACGGCGGCGGCAGTAAAGCGGAACGCGATAAGGACGCTCGGGCTCTACGAGCTAAACGTATGCATGTGCCGGCAACGCGGGCCATGCAGCATCGCGCAGATCGAGAGCAGCGCCGCGTGGCGCAGATCTCTGGCGGGAAAGAAACGCCGGACAATTCGCCGACTGACGTGATCGTGGGCCGACATGCCATCGAAGTGAAAACGTTGCAGGTCCAGAAAAACGACAAAATCACGATGCACCCGGACTCGTTGCGCCGAAAAGAATCATTCGTGCGGAGAAATAAAATGCAAGGGCATACGGTCGTCATCGATGCGCGAGGCTCCCGGCCGCAGTTTTATTACCGGGAAGGATTCGGCTCGTTTCGACTGGGCGCAATGGAGGTCGTCAGCCAGGACGAGCTGCGAAGAAAATTCCGATGAGCTACGAATTATTTTCCGGGAATGAGACATTGGGACAGATTGCCTCAAACGCGGGCTGGCGCGAGACAGCCGCATTTCTGGAGCGCCAGGATGGCGCGGCGGCCGAACTCGCCGAAACCGGCGAAGCGGATGCGGGAAAACTGTCCGCGCAATTACCCGGTTTGCTGGAGGAAGCCCCGGCTGACGTGCGCTCGGTTTTGGAAACTATCCAGGGATTATTGCCGAGCAGCGGGGAGGTGAGCGTTGCCTAGCGCGAAAGAGGAATTTACCGAGCGCGTGAACCGGCTGCTGCGGGAAGGCAGGGATTTGCCGGAAGAAGTCATTCGCCGCATGATCCGGGAACTCGAAGACGCGCGGCGCGATGCCTTGGCGCGGCTCGCGGGCCTGCCCAACGAAGGTTACACGCGCTTCCAGCTCGATGCCGTGCGGCAGGACCTCGACCGATTGCTCGACGAGCTGGGGCGGCGGCTGACTAACCAGGTGGGCCAAGGACAGCGGCGCGGCTTCGAGATTGGCCGCGATGTGGTGGACGAGCCGTTCGGGCGCGCCGGGCTGGGTGTCAGTTACGGGCGGCTGCCCCTGGAGGACCTTGCGGCAGCAACGGATTACAGTGCCATCGCAATCACCAATATCACGAACGAGACGCGCGGGCTGATCAATGCGGCGCTGCGGCGCTCGCTGATGGGTGGCAAGCCGTTCCACGAAACGATCAATGAAATTGCCGGGGCGCTCGGGGGAACTGAAAAAGGCCCGCCGAGCTTGTGGTCGAAGGCAGGGGAGCGGGCGTTCCGCATTGCGGCCACGGAGATTCCGACGGTGCAGGCGATAGCGAGCGACGCGCGGATCGGGCAGATGGCGGAGCGTTACGGCAAAGGCGCGGTCCAGAAAGATTGGCGGCATCATCCCGTGGCGCGGGTGCCGCGCGTGGGGCACCTGCTGCTGGGCGCATCGCCGCCGATTCCGGTGGACGAGCGGTTTGTGAATCCGGAGACGCTGGCGACGCTGCGCTTCCCGCACGATCCGGCGGTGGAGCCGGCCAGTCAGTCGGCCAGCGAAAACATTCAGTGCTCGTGCGCGATGGCGCCGCACATCGCGGCATCCAGCGCGCTCGACAAGCGCCTGGAGGAGTCGCGGGCGCGGGCGCTGGCGGCATGAGCGCCCCGGCCTGCCGGGGCTGGAGAAAAGGATTTACCGTAGCCCAGCCGTTAACGGCTGGAATCAAAAGGAGGAACGATGCAAGAAGAACAGAAGCAGGAAAAGGGGACGAAGGAAGAGCTGCGACCACAGGTGAAGGTGTGCCTTGGTTCGCACGCCGAGGACGGCAAGATGATCGCCGACTACGCGCGGTTTCCGCAGCCGCGCGGGCCGCAGGACTTCCCGAAAGGGACCGTGTTGGACAAAAGCAAGGATGGCCGCACCGTGGTGACGGTGGACGGACAGAAGTTCCGCTTCGGGGCGGATATACCGCCCGTAACTGCGCAGCGCGCTTAGCCGCGCGCCGCGAAAGCAAGAGCCACGGGGGAAGGGAGTGAGCGATGAAATTACGATTTGAGCTGGTGGAGTGGCTGCTGGCCCACGGAGAGCTTTCGAAGCCGGCCAATGATGGGTGGATCTGGCCGGCGGTAATTATCCGCGCGGGCCTGTCGCAGATACAGGTGCCCGGCTCGAAGCTGCCGGTATGGATCACGCGCGAGTTCATCGGCAAGGCGGCAGCGCACTTCGAGGGCGCGCCGGCTAACGCCGACCATCAGGAGAAGGGCAACGTGCGGGCCTGGGTCGGCAACTGGAAGGGCGTGCGCGCGGAAGCCGATGCGCTGCTCGGCGAGCTGCATCTGCTCAAGAGCGAAGGCTGGCTGCGCGAGAAATTGCTGGCCGGCCAGGAAGTCGGCGGGCACCAGCCGGGCGTGTCGATCAACGCCGTGATCGGACTGAAGCGCGCGCGCCGCGACATTGACGGCCGGGGGGCCGACGTGCTCGAAGCGCAGGAGCCGATCCCGAACACTCCGCGCACGGCGGACGTGGTGATGTTTCCGGCGGCGGGCGGAAAGATTTTGAAGTTGGCGGCGGGCGAGGACCCAGAAGCGGCCCTGGCCAGCGCGCGCGAGCAATATCAAGTTCTCCCGGCAGACCGCCGGGACAATCCAGGCTCCGCAGAACGGAGCAACGAAAAAGGAGCAACCATGAAAGAGACCATTCTGAGGCTACTGGCTTCGCTCCGTGCTCTATCGCTGACGGAGGCCGCAAAGACCAAAGTCACGGCGATTGAGGCGGAGCTGAAGCGGGAGAGTCCGAAGTTCGAAGAGTTGTTGGCGCAGGCCGGCGACATTATGCAGGAAGCGGCTGCGGCTGCGGCCGCGGCCGGCGCGGCCACGCCGGTGGCGGCGCTGCAGGGTGAAGTGAAGACATTGCGCGAGCAAGTAGCCGCGGCGCAGGAGGCGCAGAAAAAGGCCGACTGGAAGCTGCTGCTGGCCTCCAGGCTGACGGCATCGAAGCTGCCGCAACCGCTCCAGAACCGCATGCGGGAGCGATTGCTGGAGACGGTGCTGACGGCGGAGCTGCTGGACGCGGAGATCAAAGCGGAGCGGGACACTTACGCGGCGCTGGTGCCCAGCGCGGCGCGCGCGTCCGGCATTCCGGCGATCACGCTGGGCTTGGAAGGGATCGACAAGCTGCGCATCGCGGCTTGCCGCACGTTCGGAGTGACGCACGACTGGGAGCGCGTGGAGGCCGGCGGGCTGTTGAGCTGGCGGCGCGGCGCGGCGTTCGACAATGCGGTGCCGGGCTTCAGAAGCCTGAAGCATCTCTACGCCACCCTAACGGGCGACGTAGAGTTCAGTTTCGATCCGGCGCAGGCGCATCTCCACGGCGACATCACCTCGACCACGTTCACAAACCTGATGCGGGACACCATGCACCGCCTGCTGTTGCAGGGCTATGCCGAGCCGAGCTACGGCCTGGACCTGGTGGTGCCCTCCAGGAACCGCACGGCGGTTACCGACTTCAAAAACCAGGAGCGGGTGCGGGTGGGGTATTTCGGAGACCTGCCGGAGCACGACCCGGAAGTCTCCGAGTGGCCGGTGCTGACGGCGCCCACCGACGAGCGCGCTACCGGAGCGGTGGTGCAGTTCGGCGGCGTGGTGCCGATCACCCGCAAGGCCATCAAAAACGATGATCTGGGCGGCATCACTCAAACCGTCAACAATCTGGGGCGCACGGCGCGGCGGACGCTGGCGCAACGCGTCTACAACTTGATGATCAACAATCCGGCGACGACCTACGACGTGGTGACCTGGGCGCATGCATCTTCGCATGGGGCCAACCTGCGCACCACGGCGCTGTCGGCGGCGGAGATCGAGGTCATCGCGCAGCTGATGTACCTGCAGACGGAGAAGGACTCCGGGAAGACGCTGGGCATCGAGGCCGCCATCCTGATTGTGCCGCGGCAGTTGCAGAAGACAGCCAAAGACCTCAACGAGCATCAGAAGGAAGATGCCGCGCTGAACGAGGCCATTCACCGCTTCGGCGCGAACAGCGAGCGCATCATCACCAACCCGCTGTTCACCGATGCCACCGACTTTGTGGTGATGGCGGACCAGAGCCAGGTGCCCTGCATCGAGCTGATGTTCATGGACGGGCGGCAGGAGCCGGAATTGTTCCTGGCAGACAACCCCAACGAAGGGACGCTGTTCACCAAGGACGAGATCCGGTACAAAATCCGGCACGAGTACGAGGCGCTGATCACGGACCATCGCGGATACGCCAAGAACGTCGTCGCCGGCTAGGGCGGGTATGCGGTTCGACTTTCGCTCACCGTCCTGAGCGGAGCCGAATGGACCGCCCGCAATTGCGCAGGGCCGCTTAGCCGCGGCCCTGCGAAGGAAAAACATCAGAGCCCCGACCGCAAGGGAGGGGTCAAAGGAGAAAAACATGAAACGAGTTTGGAAGGAATTGACAAGCATGGAGGCGCTGGTGCTGCTGGTGGCGCTGGCGCTGGCGAGCCCGGCGCTGCTGATAGCGCAGAGCGGGCCGCTCGACCGCAGCGTGGGAATGATTCACAGCTCGGGGTTGTTCTACGAGTTTACCGCCGGGGCCGCCACGATTGCCGCCAACGACGCGGTCTATCTGACGACCGCCGGCACGGTGCTGAAAGTTCCGATCACCGGGCAGACCACCACGCTCATCGGGGTGGCGCCCTTCGCCTGCGCGGCCAACTCGACCACCTGCATAGTGCAGATAGACGGCAAAGCCACGGTCGTGGCCGATGACGCCATTGTGGTGGGAGATTATGTCGGCGCGCCGACGACCACGGCCGGGCGCGTGCTGGCGCTGACCGGCACCATCGACACGAATCTGGTAGTGGGCAAAGCGCTGACGGCGCAGGCCACTCCCGGAGGGACCCTGACGATCTTGCTGCTGCCCGGCAAAGGCGGCACGGCGCTGGGCAACGGCACCAGCGGCGGCATCGTGTACTACAGCGGCACCAACACGGTGGCCTCATCGGCGGCGCTGACGGCGAACTCTCCGGTGCTGGGCGGAGGCGCGGGCACTACGCCGGCGACAGTGGCCGGGATCACCTCGGACGGCGCATCGCAAGTCCGCCTGGGCGTTGCGGGCACTTCGGTGGGCAGCGTGCGGTATAGCAACGCCACTTCTGGGACGATCACGCAGTCTCCGGTGACCGGGGCGCTGGGCACGATTGCGCAAACCATCCCAGCGGTCGCTGGCACCCAGATGTTCCAGTTGGGGACCACTGTCACGCTGGCGAACGTGGATCTGGACACCACCGACAACTCGATTGCGGCTCACGTCTGCGAGGACCTGGTGCTGACCGCAACGGGCTTGACGGCGACCGACAACATCGCCTGGATCATGACGACGTCAGACCTGGCCGCCACGTTCAACGTGCAACTGCACACGCCGGCGACGGATGCGATTACCGCGCGGACGTGCAACAACTCCGCCGCCGGGGCCGACCCCGGAGCGGTGGCCGACTTCCGCATCGTGCGGCTGATGCCCTGACGGCGCGGGTATACCGCGCGGAATTGCGCTCATCGCTCAGCCGCTCTTCGCGAACCGCGCAGCGTGCGAGCGCATTACGGGCGGTCCATTCGGCTCCGCTCAGGACGGTGAGCGAAAGTCGAACCGCATACCCGCCCCGGCCTGAGCGGTGAGCCGCGAATCATCGCTCGTGCGCGCGACATGAGCCGCGCAAAACCTCCCGGGGCGGTTCGGGTTCGCCGCCCCGTTAAAAGCAGGTTCCTCGCGGAGTTTCCCCTGAGCAAAGCCGAAGGGCTCGCTCGGGATGACAGCGGGGGAGAAAGGGTCGCAGCGCGCGGCTAAGCGCGCTGCGCAATGGGGTACGCAGTACGCCGACAATTGCGCAATTCCAGCAGGCCGTAGCGTTCCGGGTGCAAGATTCGGCTCAGAAACTCGCGCAGGCCGCCATCGATGCCTGTATCGTCAAGGCCGTCAAGGGGCGCTACGCGCAGGCGCGCCCGCTGCTGCGCATCAAAGATTTTGCTGGCGACTCGGCCACTTACGAGTACGCCGTGGACGCGGCGACGTTCGCCGACTGGGTGGATGAAGCGAGCTTTATCCGCTCGCTCGAATATCCCGCCGGGGAGAAGGAGCCGGTCTACATCGATCCGGATGATTACCGGATCGTCCAGATCAGCTCGACAGTCAAGATGCTCCGGCTGCTGACGACGGTCCCGCAGGCTGGGAAGACGCTGCGGATCGAATACTCGGTGCCGCACTCCGACGATGCCTCGACGGTGCCCGGAGTGGACTTCGAGGCGGTCTCCGATCTGGCGGCGTCGTATGCCTGCGTCGCGCTGGCGGCGTATTACAACCAGATGGGAGACCCGGCTTACGGCGCGGCGGCGGTCGATCATCAATCGAAGTCGCAGCAGTACCTCTCGATGGCGAAGAAATATGGGGAGCAATTCGAGGGCGCGTTGGGGCTGAATGCAGACGTGAAGCAGCGGCCGGCCACAAGCTGGCGCGAGTGGGAAGCGGAAGGCGGCGGCGGGGAATTGCCGCTGACGCATTGAGCACGGGTATACCGTGCGAAATTGCGCGCCGCTTCCGTCCCCCTCACAGGGGGAAGCCCCAGGTCGCGGCGCGAAAGAAAGGGCACAAAGATGAAGCCAAGCATCGGACGGATCGTGATATTTCACCTCGGTGATGGCGATGACGGAATCAACAACGGATCGAGGGAAGTGGCCGCCATTGTCACGCGGGTGTGGAATGACATCTGTGTGAACCTGCGGCTGTTTTATGACGGAGAAGGGTGTCCGACGGAATGGAAAACCTCGGCGGAGCTAGGCACGCAGCCGGGCCAGTGGAGCTGGCCGGAGAGGGTGTAGGCGATGATCGGAATCGGCGTAACGCTGAATGCGGAGAAGGTGAAGCTGCTGCTGGAAAAGGCGCCGGAGGAGCTGCGCGCGGCCATTGAGCTGGGCTCGGCGAAGCTGCTCTCGGCGATGCAGCAGACGGCGGTGGGCGTCATCGAGAAGCACACGCCGTATCCGGCAGTCGCTTTCGGGAACCTGGCGCGCGGAATTGATTTCGAAGTGGCAACCCGCCCGCCGCTCGGGGGGCTGCTGTTCGTGAAGCCGCCCGCAGACACGTACGCGCTGCCGATGGAAACCGGGACGCGGCCGCATTTCCCGCCGACAGCGGCGCTGCTGCCGTGGGTCTTGAAAAAGTTTCCCGGCGCGGACGAGAAGAAGGCGAAGTCGTTCGCATTCCTGATCGCCCGGAAAATTTCGAAGGTGGGAACGACGGGCGTGTTCTTTTTCGAGAAGACCCGGGCGGCGCACGAGCCGGACGCCGCCGCGGTCTACGAGGAGTTCCTGGATGCCGCAATCGCGCGCCTGGAGCAGCCATGAAAAAGCAGGTCCTTCGCGGAGTTTACCCTGAGCAAAGCCGAAGGGCTCGCTCAGGATGACATGGGTGGAAGATGAAGCTCACGGAGATCATTCACGAGATCGCGGAGCTGCTCCGGGCGCAAGCGGGCATCAGCGGCGGCGCCGCCAAGGTTACGGAATACACCCAGGCCGCCGAGACCGAGGAGCAGATGATCGATGCCTACGTCGCCTACAAAGGCACGGCGCAGGCGCTGCTGCATGGCTGGGTGGTGACGCGGGAGGAGATGGAAGCGCCGGAAGGCACGGCGCGCGCGCCGCGCAAGCTCCATCACATCGCCATCCACGGATTCCGCGCGGTGGCCTCCTCGACCGACTCCGAGCAGCTGCACCAGGAGCTGACGGAAACCGTGATCGATGCGCTGAACGCGGCGGCGCATGGCGCGCTGCCGAATCAAGCCGGATACATCAAGAGCTTCGCGCAATTGCCGGAAGCAGACCTGCGGTTGTTTGGCGGCCCGAAACTCAAGATCGCGGTGTGGTACTCGAAAATCACGCTGACAGCCACGCCCTGGCCATTAAATTGATGAACGGGTAGCCCACTCAAACTCTTTTGAGTGGGGCACCCAGGAAGAAGGAGAGAACGACATGGGAGCATTTCTGCCGGCATGGATTCAGGAAGCCTACCTGGCGCTGTCAACCAAGGTGCAGGCCAACATGGCCACGGTGATTGGAGATGTCAATTTCGACATCTGGCTATCAGTCGAGGGCTACCATCCGCCTAGCCAGTCTCGCAAGGCGCTGACGGATCGGGGCGATTCCGGGCGCGGCACGCCATTCGCATCTCCGGCCGGACACAAAAGAACGTCGCACGATGCCGACATGGACATCACAGTCAACGCATCGTCGCTGATGACCGGTTGGGCGGCCTCGATGTGCCTGGGCGGCTATGCCGCACCCACCAACCCCGCCCCTGGCGTCTATAACCACGTCTTCACGATGCGCGATCCGACGGTATCGAAGGATGCCCGGATCAGTTCTGCTTACTCGCAGCTCGGCGCCGACGCCGCCTACCAGAAGAAGATTTGCGCCGTAACGGTGGCGCGGTTCACGCTGCGCGGCAACCGCCGCGGCGGCGCCAATGACGCGCTGCAACTGACGTGCAGCCTGATCAGCTCCGGCGAGATGATTGCCGATCCGGTAACCATTGCGGCGCCGACGGCGCAGGCCTTCCTCGATGCGGGAGGCGTAACGTTCAATTTCGGGGCGCAGGGCTCGCCGGTGGATTTGAGCGAGCGCCTGGATACTTTCGAGCTGAGCTTCGATCAGGACATCAATTTGGAGCTGACGCGGATACCGGGCTCAGGGCTTTACCGCGGCAGGATGTGGCGCGGCCCGAATATGTTCGCCGGCTTCACTGCCGACCTGTTCCTCGACTCCGCCGACGCCGACATCCTGGACGCGGCGGATGGGGATACGATCCTGGAGGCGGAGTTCGATTGCCAAGGAGAACTGATCGACGCCACCTACTTCAACTATTTCAAGGCGCGCTGGCCATCGTTCCGGCTGGTCAATGCGCCGTTCAAGGATGTGGCGGGATACCAGGCGCACACGCTGGTGGTGGACCGCGATACGGTCTACAGCGATACCGGGTCGACGCCGGCATCGACGCCAATCGTGGTAACGGTGCAGAACGCGCTGCCGGCTTATCTGGCCGCCGCCGCCTAGCGGGGATATGCCCCGCGAAATTGCGCAGGGAACCTCGATGGGCTCCCTGCGAAGGCAAGTACAAGGCAGGAGGCACAAGATGGATGATGTTCGCGAAGCGACCATCGGAAGCGAAGCGCGAAGGCCGGCACGCAGTGCCTACGAATTGAAGCCTGATGAGATTGTGCAGCCGGTGATCGCGGCGGGCGGACTCCGGCTCACCCACTATTTGCGCCCGCCCAGCCAGGCCGACTGGGAGGCTTACGAAGCCGAGCTGCATGTCAGCGTGGACCGCCCGCCGGAAGGCATCGCGCTGCACTCCGAGGAGCTGGCCGCGGCCAACGCGCTGTGGCAGCGCATTGTCTTGCGCGTCGAGGGCTATGAGCCGCTGGACGATTGGCGCGAGCGGGTGCCGCTGCCGCATCGCCGCGCCGCGGTGCGGCCGCTGACGCAGGTCTACTCCATCGAGCCGGAGGCCTCCGGCGAGCAAGCCTATCGTCTGGCAGCCGACCGCATCGAGGTGGAACTCGTGGCCGGGCCGAACTATACCGGCTTGCGGCACATCTTCCGGCCGGCCACCGCGCTCGAAGCAGTCGAGTTCGAGCGGGTGCGCTCGGCGGCGATCTGGGCGCGGGAGTCGCCGGGCCGGACGGTTTATCCGGCGAAGCTCGCGGGCTACGTGAAACTTTACGACGCCCTGATCCTCAAGGTCGAGGGCTACACCATCGCGGGCGAGCCATGTACGGGGCGCGAACAGGCCGTGCAGGACATGGACGCCATGCACAAGCAGGCGGCGGTGCGGGCGCTGTTCGGGAGGGACCATGCCGAGAGCGGTCCTGGCAATTGAAGACGGCGCTGCGTTGCAGCAATGGCTCCCGATATTTCTGGAGCAGGCGCTCGAATCCGCCCCTCGGCTTCGCTCGGGACGGGATGGCCCATTCGACCCTGCTCAGGGCGGTGAGCGAAAGTCGAACCGTGAGCCTGTCGAATCCGCGGAGCGCCCCCGGCGCCCCTCGGCTCCCTTCGGCCTCGCTCAGGACAGGCCGCTCGGGACCCGAGAGGCTCACGCTCAATGGCGTTCCAACCCTCGCCAGGCGCAAATTCCAGACGCCATCCAGCTGGCCATCGGCCATCTGCTCTATCTCGACCTGATGACTCAGGGCGCGCAATTCCGCGCCGGAGAACTGACGGCGGCAGAGGCACTCGGCCTGGGGCTGCTGAAGCTGGCGCGGGAGCGGCTGCAAAGCCAATACGCCAGATGCGGGCGCTGCGGCGGGCTGAACCGCTCGACGGCCGGCTTCTGCGCGCGGTGCGGTGAGAAGTTCCGGTAGCAGTGATGCGTGATGCGTGATGAGTGGTTAGCAAAAGCAACGGAAGGAACGCGGCGCCCGGCTTAGAGGGCGCAGCGCAAAGGCCGACGCAGTCGTGGCCATACAGAAGCTCCAACTCGCCGTAGAAGTCTCGGAAGACCCGAAGGGTTTCTCCGGGTCGATCCAGCAAGTTGAGCAGCTCGAAGACCGCGTCAAGGCGCTCACCAAAGATACCGTCGAATTGCGTAAGCAGAAAGAAGCCGTGACGGCGCAGCTCCGCGCCTACGACCGGCAGATGGCATCGGGGACACGGCTCACCCAGGAGCAGGGCAAGCAAGTCGAAGCCCTCACGCTGCGGGAGAGTGAGCTGGCGAACTCGCTAGGGCGCTCGGAATTCAGCTCGCGCACGGCAAGGCAGGAATTGCGCAACCTGAATTTCGCCGCGAACGATGCCCGCATGGAGGCGCAGCTATTGGCGGCGCAGTTTGGCGTGCATCTTCCAGTCGGTATCGACAAATTGTTGTCGCGCCTGCCGGCGGTGCAGCAGGGCATCAGCAAGGCTTTCAATGCCGGGATCATGGTGGCTTTCGGGGTGGCTGGCGGACAGGCGCTGGCGCGCCTGATCGTCGAGATCACGCAGTTTGACTCCACGCTGCAAGGGCTGAAGCAAACCATCGCGGATGTCTTCAGCCCATTCGAGGCGGCAGCCCGCGGCCTGCACGAGGCGAATGTCGCGGAGGCCTCGGAAAAGCAGTCACAGCGGGTACTGGCGTCCATCGAGCGGGCGCGCAAGACGCGCGAAGAGACAGCACTGACCGGCCGGGAAGGGACCGACCTGCTCCGGGCGCAGCAGGCGCAGGCCATCGAGGAGCTGCGCCGCCGCCAGCAGCAGGAGGGCTTGCCGCTCGGCGTGGTGGCGCAGGAAGCCGTCGCCATCAACCAAAAGTTCGGCGCGGAGATTTCCGCGGCGCTCGCCAAACGCACCGAGGAGTTGCGCAAGCGCGTGGACGCGCTCGAGGAGCAGGAGGCGCGGCTCGCGGAGCAGGAGGCGCGGCTCGCGGAGCAGGAGCGTAAGACGCTGCTGGGGCCGGGGATCAAGACGGTCGAAGTCGAGGCCGGACTGGGGGCGCATCCCGAGGCGGTTGTGGCCGCCGGGGAGCGGATCAAGACCATTGGAGCGACTCAAGCGAAAATCCGGGAGCTGGAAGCGGACGCTGAAGTCGCCCGACTGACCGGGAACCAGCGCACCCTGGCCCAGATCGCGCTCCAGGAGCAGCGCCACCTGGCCGAATACCGGAAGCTGCTCGACGAGGGAATCATCTTCCAAAGTGAATACGAGCAGGCGCGCACCGCGATTGCCATTGACGCCGAAGGCGAGCGCATGGAGGTCGCGCGGCGGGCGGCGGAGGAGCAGCGCCAACTGATCGAAGCCACCGCGCGCGATTGGGAGTCGATGTTCGACCGCATTACCGGCGGCGCGCACAATATGGGCGACGTGCTCGGCAATATCTTCGACGAGATCAAGCGGGCGTGGAAGCGGCAGATTTTCGAGATGCTGGCGGCGGCGGTTGTTGGCGGAAAAGCAGGTCCCTCGTCGGCGACAGGCGCCTCGCTCGGGATGACAGGCGGCAGAGGGATACTTGGCAGCATTCTGGGATCGGTGCTTGGAGGGGGAATCGCCGGAGGCGGCCAGGCGGTTGGCGCCGCGACGCCGCCATTCATCCCCAATCAGTTTGCCGCGGGCACCAGCGCGCTCTCCGGGCTGGGCCTGGCCGGGGCCGGAGGACTAGGCGGCGGCATCTTTGCGGCGGCGGCGCAGCCCACGCAGGCCGCGGCGATGGGCTTGCCGGCAACCACGCCGATCGGAGATCTGCTGTCGAAGGTTTTCCCGCATTCCATCGGCGGCGTAGGAGGGCCGACGCTGGCATTGGGCGGGCTGACATTGGCGGGGCTGGGCCTGGGGCATGGCTCCCTGCTCGGCGCGCTCGGCGGCCTCGCTGGCGGCGCGCTCACGGGCTTTGCGGTGGGCGGGCCGATTGGAGCCATAGTCGGCGGGATCATCGGCGGCATCGCCGGGCTGTTTGGCGGGAACAAGAAGAAGGAATCGGACGCCCGGATCGAAGAGCAAGGCTTCGCCACGATCAAGCAACTGCTCGAAGAGTACAGCAGGCAGCGCATCGACTATGCCTCGACCTTCGAAGGCTATCAGCAGGTCCATCAGCAGATGCAGGGGGCCTTCCAGCGGCCACAATCGAAGCGCCACGAGCAGTACTGGTTCGACCAGTACATCAAGCAGCTCCAGGGAATCGAAGACGAGCGCAACCGGCGGCGTGATTTTCTGAGCGGGTTTGCGGTGCCGGAGTTCGAGAGCGGCGGATTTGTGGACGCCACCGCTTACTCCCGTGCGCGGCTCGGAAACGCGCGGCTCGGAAACGCGCGGCTCGGAAACGCGCGGCTCGGATTCGCTGCGGGGGGCGAGGTGCCCGCGATCCTGCACTCGGGCGAGTACGTGATGTCGCGGCCGGCGGTGGAGCGCTGGGGCGCAGACCTGCTGGCGCGGATGAACTCATCCGAGCCGCGCGGGCAAGCAAGCGGTGGCGACGGCTACGAGATGCATATCTGGGCGCCGTCGAAGGCATGGGCGGCGAAGGTGGTCGAGGAAGGCCTTGCGGTGGTTATCGGCAAAGGCGGCCGCGCAAGCAAGATGCTGCGCGGGTGAGTGGTAGCCACGGCACGCAGTTTGTGCCGTGGGATTGTTGGACGGACGCGAAAGGCCCACGGCACAAGAACCGTGCCGTGGCTACAAAGTGGCTACAAAGACATGGCAACGAGCGACACATTTCCAGTCGATCCGGGCTACGGCAGCCTGCTGACGCGCGAGTCAAACGTGCTGCGCGGGCGCGTGGAGAGCGCGCGGGAGTACCTGCGGCAGAAGGCGGCGCCCCGGCGCATCTGGGCGGTAGTCTGGCCAGAGCATCCGGTGGCCGACTGGCAGGCGATGGAGAACTTCCGGCACAAGATGCTGGGGGATTTCTTCACGTTCCACGACAAGGACACCATCGTGACCGGGTTCACCGGGCGGAAATACTCGGTGATCTTCCACGGCGAGCCGACCTACGAGCGCGCCGGGTACGAGACCATCAATATGCGCTGCGAGATCATCGAGCAGATCGGCGCGGCGATGGCCACGTATCCCACTCTTACGGGCGGCTTCTATCCCTCGATCAATTTGCTGACGGCAGCCGCCGAGGACCTGGGGGCAAGCGGCAAGCAGTGGATTTATCCCGGCTATGGCTTCCGCGTGAACGGCACGTTCACGACCGTTTATCTGGATGAGGTGGACGTCACGGGATCGCTCGCTTCGGGAATGCTGACGGCGGTAGCGCTGGGTCTGCATCGGCTGCGGGTAGTGGGTGGCGCGCCGACCAGTCTGGACTATCTGATATGACGCGGCGTAGCCACGGCACGATGTTTGTGCCGTGGGGTTGTTGGACGGACGGAAGAGGCCCACGGCACGAAAGGCGTGCCGTGGCTACAAAAGCATGAAGTGCGCAGGCGAAATTGCGAAGACGCTGTTCCCGGACGCGGGGATTCCCGACGCCGGCTGGCGGGCGAAGTGGCAAATGTTCCGCGCGGCATACCCCGCGAAGAAGCGCAGCACCAAAGCCGAGCGCGGCGAGCAGGCTATGCGACAGCTCAACCCGGACGACGCGCTGTTCGGGCGGATGCTGGCGGCGCTCGAAACGCATAAGCGCAGCGAGCGCTGGGAAGATGCGGCATTCATCCCGCACATGGCGAGCTGGATCAATGGGCGCTACTGGGAGCACGACCTGGCGGAGTACCGGCCCGCGACAGAAGCGCCGCGGCGAGTCGCGCAAAGGTCTGCGCAGCAGTGTCCGGAGTGCGGCCGTAGCTGGCGGGTGCATCTGACGCATCCCAGCCGCCAGGGGCAGCAACCGAACGCCGAAGGGAGCTATTGCGGATGATGAAGTGCAGGTCCCTCGTCGGCCTGCGGCCTCGCTCGGGATGACAGCAGTGAACGCACGATGAGCAGAACACTCACAGCGGGAATTGCGGGCGCGATCTTGGACACCAAGCTCCAGCGCGCCATCCATCTGCTGACGTTTACGATCGGAGCGGGAACGTATCGCTTCGCGGAAGACGAGGTGCGCTACGCCGGGCAACTCTATACTGCGCGCCTGGTGATGGAAGACTCCATCCGGCACACGCAGCGTCCGCAGCTCGAGCCGGTAACGGTGAAGCTCCAGAACATCGACAAGGCCACTGCCGATATCTTGCAGACCGAAGGCGTGGACGTGCAGGGCGTGGAGGCCACCATCTCGCGGCTCTACCTTCCGGTGAACGAGGCGCTGATCCTGGTGATCGCGGAGATCACGGCCATCGAGGTGAACGAGCGCGAAGCCACGCTCACGCTCTCCGGAGACCTCGATCCCACGGCGTCGATGGTGCCCAAGCGGAAATATTCTCCGCTCGACTCGACTGATGGCAAAACGTTTGCGGAGTGGGCGGCGACGCCGCACCTGTTTGACGGCTTCCTGCACATCTCGCGCGATCTGACGATGGCGGTGGAGGGGCAGGGAGAGACGCCGGAAGACGCGCCGCGGCGCGAGAGAAACGATGTGGCAATGGTTACAAATCTTAGCCGTCGCGACCGCCGCGCTGTTTGCGGCTGGGAGCGCAAAGGCCTGCGCAGCAGTGGCAGTAACTAACCAGACCGACATCCTGACCGCGTCTTACGGGCGCGCGGTGGCGCTCGCTTACGGGCGGCACCTGGTGGGCGGCAACGCGATCCTGCTAGACAACTCCGACCCCAACATCGCCACCGCCTTCATCGCGCTGGGCGAGGGGGCGTGGGATGCTCCCGAGCAGCTTTTTGTGAATGCCGCCGAAATCGATCTCGCGATTGACGCGAACTTCCACTTCCACCGCGGCCTGGCCGGGCAGCTTTCTTCGGGAGGCAATCTCGATCCCGAAGGGACTGGCTCGCCGTATCCGTTCAGCACCGATGGCGACCAGAAAGCCGATCTGTGGACTCCGGACGGAGTGCAGGGGCTGACGTTCTCGAAGACCGCCTATCTGGCGCTGCGCGTGCCATTCGACGTTTACGCGCCGTCGCCGGAGTTGAATGTGGTCGGAACATACCGCTGCCGCAAAGTGCGCACGTTCACCAGCGGCGGGGTCCAGGATGGCTACCTGTGGAGGGACAATCCCGCCTGGCACATTGCCGACCTGCTCACGGTGGTGCGCGGCCTGGATGATTCCCGCATCAATTGGGCCAGCTTCAAAACCGCCGCGGACTATTGCGATGCGCTGATCGACCCGAACGGCGAGGGTGATGTCAAGCGGTTCGTCTCCAACGTGGCCTTCACCGAAGAGGTGGATTTCGACACCGCGCTCGAAGCTCTGCTGATTAACTGCCGGGGATATCTGACGCAGGATGCCGGACAGATCTCGCTGCGGATCGACCAGGCCCGCTCGAGCATCTTCGATTTCTCCGACCATCCCGCCGCGGGCGCGGGCGGCAACATCATCGATGGGAGCTTCGAGGCCTGGCGCAAGGAGACGCGGGCGAACCCCAACCGCCTGGAGCTATTGTTTCGCGACAGCGCCAACGGCTTCCAGGTGATGACCAAGGCCTGGAACCACCTGGTGCAGCAGGCGCGCATCGGGCGCGTGATGACGGCGCGGGCGCAGTTGGGCAATATGCCGCAGCAGCAGGCCGAGCGCATCGGCAATTACCTGCTCTTGCGCGACATCAACAACAACCTCTTCTGCCGCCTGCGCGCCACCCCGGCCTCGCTCAAAGTGATGCCGGGAGACGTGGTGCGCGTGAAGCACGACGCGGCGCCCTGGGGGCAAGGCCTGGGCGGGGACGATTTGTGGCAATCGTTCGAGGTGCTGGAAGCCACCGACAACCCGGACGAGACTCGGGACTTTTTGCTGCGCGTCTACAACGCCAGCACCTATCCCGACACGGCGGGCCCGGCGCAGGCGCTGGTGGACACCACCATCCTGCGGCGTCCGCTCCCGCCCCCCGCGCCGGTTTTGCCAACCAAGTTCATCCTCTCGGCCAACCTGGATGGGGACCTGCGGCTCAGCTTTGATATTCCGGCGCTGGCCGACTATCGCACCGGTGATCTGACGCTATTGGCAGACCTGGAAAAAGAGCGCGTGGCGACGGCGCTGGCAGCCGCCATGGATGGCGATGATACAACCATCACGGTGGACTCCTCGGCCGGCTTCCGGGTAGGCCGGTACATATCGATCCAGACCGAGATCCTCAAGATCACGGGGCCCGGCAGCGTCGGCGAAGAGCCGAGCTCGACCACCTGGAACGTGGACCGCGCGCAGAAGCTGACGAGTGCGGGAACGGCCGCGATCGCTGACCTGGTGATTATGCTGACGGAGGTTCCGGAGCATTTCGTTTTCCCGCCAGGCTGGACCCTGGCGCATCCCACGCTCGACCTCGCTAACGGCGAGTACTACGTCCTGCGGATGCGTCCCGGCCGGATGCGGATGCTCTATGCCTCGCTGCAGTTCTCCGGGCTGGGGGGCAATTCCACGCTGCTCGAAAAATCTTTCGACAGCTTCAGCTTCGAGCCAATTGTCGCGGGCACTCTGCCGGGCCTGCGGGTGGCCGACGGAGTCTACGCGTTAATTGAAGTGCCGGGAGATCTGGCGCTGGCGGATCAGGCGGCAGCGCCGCTGGTGCTGCCGGCCAGCGCCGTAACTATCGGGCTGATCTCGGCAACTGTTTCCGACGATGCGGGCGAGCCGGGCGGGATTCCAGTGGGAGCTGCCGTCAAGGGCCAACTCTACATCGATGACGGCGGGCCGCTGGGTCCTGAGTTCGTGATTCCCGATGGCGGCGCCGGCGTGGTCGCCACCAGCCACGTCGAGTTCGGCGGCGGCGGCTATGCCGTAAACGAAACCTATATCCTCCTCGGCGGGGATATGAACGCCATCATCCGGGTAGACAGCATCACCGGCTTTGGCGTGCTCGACACCTACACGCTGCTCGCTGGCGGCTCCGGGTACTCCGAGGCAACAGAGTATGCGCTCCTTGCCGGCGGAGACAATCCAGGCAACGGCGTGGGAGGCTCCATCACGGTGGACACGGTAACCACCGGAGGCTCGCCGGGCACGGGGGTATTTTTCTCCGGCGCGCAGCTCGGTGCGGTGGCGGGCCGGATCATCGTCTTGGCAATCACGCAGGTGG